AACAAGCTCGTAATCAAGCCTCATCTTTTCTTCTTGTCTCTTAGCTATTTCTTGACATTGTTTAGTCAAGTCACGGTTAAGTGGCACTGAAAAGTTTATTTGAAAGCCCCAGTTTTCTGATATAACATACCCTTCATTATCAAATGGTGAGGTATCATTACCCATGTAAAAGGGGCTAAACGTCATTGTTGATCCATTACAAGATATGGCAGAACCATATTGTTGTCTAGACGGTGCTCCATTATTTTGAAATTGCACAGCCTGATTGGTAACATTTCCTGTTGCTGCTGCCACAGGGTTGGACGTGTTATTGGTGTCTCCTTCCGCATATACTGGTGTTATTGTGAGAATACAGAAAGCGAGGTAGTAGTAGAGTTTATTGTAAAGTTTCTTGTGGTATCCCATTGTTCAACTAATCCAGCGGATCTTGATGTGGTTTCTAGTGTCCAAGGTAAAGTGGTGTCTGTTACAGAAAATGTAGTACCAGTGCCAGTTATATCAGCTGAAGGTGTTACATTTGTACCGTTCCAAGTTTTTACTTCTGCACCGAAAATTTGTTTTTGCTCTACTTCGGTTACGGTTTGAGTTGTAGTGGTGGTTGCGTTCATACTTCCTGTTGTAAACTGAGGAGTTACAACATTAGCATATGCACCTGCAGGTAACAGTAGCATAGCAATAAATAATTTTTTCATTGTTTTGGTTTTTCTTCTTTAACCTTTTTACTATTTCCCGTGGACAAGCCAAAAGTGGCCAATGCCCCCGTAAAAATCGAGGCTACGAACGTGATGTCTGATGATGCTCCCAAAGGTTTTTTAACCATAGGTAGCTCAACATAATTAAGAGTAATAATAAAACCAGACCAAACTACAACTCCTAAACGCACTAATGCACCTAGTATTTGCATCTGTTCATCATGGTCGTCTACATTCTCTTTTATCTTTTTTAGGAAACTTTTTGGTTGTCCTTTAATGATTTTTTCTTCTTCCATTTATCAACTTTACCTTGTATAAACTTTTGTAGTTTTTTCTTTATAGTGTCAAAAAAAGGTTGAGCAAACGTAGTTACTGCTACGGCAGATACCGCTGCATAACTTGCAGCCACTACTACTTCTGTGGTAGGCAGTGGTACATTTATGTCAACCATTGGTATATTAATGCTCGGTGCTGGTTGTTCTGTAGTTTCTTTAGTAACTGGTTGTGTACCCTCTGGTTCTCTAAGATCACTAGGGGGTACTACCAAAGGTACATAACTAGGAACGTCAGCAGTAGGTAAAGGTATGGATATTGTTTGTATTTTTTCTACGGTAGGGATGTAGATGCTTGGTATTTTTTCCATGCCTCTTTTACTTCATCCGTCCAAGCTGCATTACATATAGCACTAACCTCTGCTGGTTCTGCACTTATGTCTTGGTCTGGATGTAAAACGTATCTTTCAAAAGATCTTGTTAGTTCTTTGTCATCTTTTTTAATGACTGTTGCTTTTCTTACCTGTACATGTTTGTACTGTGAAAGGACTTCTATTTTGTCGTATTCGATTGATTCAGATAATGCCATATAATTAATTTAAAGTTAAGTGTTAGTTAGGTAAGTACCAGAAGCTATTAGTCTACTGGATGTTGTTAAATTACTAGAATCTATATTAAGTCTGTTAATAGCTTGATTATTTTTATAAAGGAAAAGCATATCATTATTAACATCTTTTAAAAGACCTGTAGGGGTAATACCAGAAGCCCAACCTGAATAATAACCAAGAGAACCACCTGAGTACCGTGGTATACCATTTCCAGTAAATGGTAAGCCTCTAACAGTAAGTAACCCTGATCCAGCACTTGAGATTGAATTGACTGATAGTTCAAATTCATAATGTACTATATTACCTATTTTTGTATATTTTCCCGCTTGAGCACTGTAACCATAACTTCCAGCAGTAGTATACCCTGAAAAATAAGGTGTCCACGAACCTTCTTCATAATCTCCAAGAGCATTATCAGCACTGGTATCATTATTAAATAAGATTCCAGTTGCACTTGTACTAACTATTTTTGTACCATCGTGATATAACTCTACTCCACCATCTCTATAACAAGCAATACTATTTTCACCAGCTTTTGATCTAATATACAAAGCATTTGAAGCACTTGTAGCATAGTTATTTTGAATGTAAAAATCACCTGTATAGTTTTCAATTACACTGTTACTTCCATCATGCTTGAATTGTAAATCCATAGCATTACCAGCATAGATTACATTTACCCAACTAGGAGCTACATGATCTCCAGCTCCTAAGTTTCCTACTGAAACTACACCGTTAGTATGAGTATATAATTTAAGAGAACCCGCATGATATAAGTTTACAGCTCCTGCACCTGTAGCAGAGTTTAATTCTAAAGGAGATCCAGAAGCTCCTTCATTTACAGCAATATTACCTTTTACCGCACCATTAAGTTTGAAATCAATATACGAGAATTGACTACCAGCAGCACTGCCTGTTCCACTGTCTAAATCAAGATGTGCATTACCAGTAGTGGCGTTAATTAAACCACCACTCATAGTAATTGGCCCTGTTGTTACTATATGTTGACTTCCAAAGTTTGGAGAAATTTTAGTACCAGCTATTGCTGCACTTGACCCTATGTTTGCGTCAACGATTGTACCATCTAATATTTTAGCTGAAGTTACTGCGTCATCTGCAATAGTCAAAGATGTAGACCCAGTTACATCACCTGTGTGTGTAGCATTAGTTACTTTATTTGAGTTAAGTGATATAGCTGAATTAACAGCAGTTGATAACTTAGCAGAGTCAACAGCACCTCCAGCTATTTCACTCGTTCCTACTGCATTCGCAGGTATTTTACCTGACGTAATGGCATCATCATCGACACCATCTGTTGATATTTTTGTTAATGCCACTTAACCTCCATAAATTGTTTTACCTTTAACAATAGCTGCATCTATATCAGTAAAACTCTCGCTAGTCCAAATAGATGTAGTATCATCTTCTTTTTTATATGCTTTTATAGTTTCAAGATGTTCTACATTACGTTTAATACGATCTTTCCAATCATCTACTGTTTCATAGCTATACTTTGAAGTTTCAGTATTAATTAAAGTAACGCTATCACCAGCAGTTTTAAAAATTTGTGCTATCTCTTCAGATGTTATTTGTTTCATTTATTTGCCCTCCAAGGCTGTTACTTTTGCTGACAATTCTTGTACTGCTTTAACTAATGGCATAACAAACATTTCGTATGAAATACCTTGTTCACCGTCATCTCCTTCAGTCCATCCATTAAAGTCAGTAATGTTATGCTTGTCTAATGTTGCTTTAACTTCTTGTGCTATAAAACCATACATTTTTTGTTTATGTGCCGGTTCGGTTTGAGTAGCATCATAACTTGTAAATGTTTCAGGTCTTTCTGACGGTGCTTTCCATTTATAAGTTACAGTTCTTAAATCATTTATAAAATTTAAACCACAATCAGTATTAGTTAAAATATCTTTTTTTAACCTTTCATCTGAACTACGTGTCCATGTAGCATTAGTATTATATTGGTTATAAACTCTTCCTTGAGCATCAGTACCTAAAGTTACATAGTAATCACCAACAGCTGTACAACCATTACCAAGAACAAATTGACGATAAGCATTAGTACCATTAGTAACAGTACCTGCTCCAATACAAGTATTGTCAGTACCTGTAGTTACAGTATTACACGAACTTATACCAACTCCCACGTTGTTGATACCCGTAGTTAGATGATAACCAGCGTTTAAGCCGAGCATTGCATTACCACTTCCAGTATTAATGCTCAGACCAGCTTGCATACCAACGCAAGCATTACTATGACCTTGAGTAGTATATCTTCCCGCTATTCTACCAACAAAAGTATTGTTTGATCCTGTAGTAATAGCATAACCAGCACCTTCACCTACAGCAGCATTACCAGCACCAGAAGTGCAATCACGCATAGCACCCACACCAACAGCAGTATTTACATACCCCGTAGTATTAAGACGCATAGCACTGTCACCAACAGCAGTGTTACTGTAACCCGTAGTGTTTGCACCTAACGCTTCATGACCTACAGCAGTCATACTGTTTATACCAGCACTTAAATTGTCTAAAGTATAGTTTCCAACAGCAACATTATAAGCTCCTGTCGTGCTGTGATGTAGTGAATGAAAACCTAAGGCTACATTGTTATGTCCCGTGGTGTTATAATATAAACTATTTTTTCCAAAGGCATTATTATTTGTTGCTGTAGTAGTTAAAAATAAAGCACCGCCACCAAAAGCACAGTTTTGACTACCAGTTGAAAGTGTGTATAAAGCAGCGTCACCAAAAGCATTGTTATGATTTCCTGTAGTTAGATTATATAAAGAATTTACTCCAAAAGAATTATTATAAGATCCTGAAGTTACTTTATGTAAAGCATTTACTCCATGTCCATTATTTGCAGTTCCTGTTGTATTATGACGTAACGCTGCTACACCAAATGCTGAATTGTAAAATGCAGTAGTATTTGAAAGCAAAGCATCAACTCCAACAGCCGTACAAGAACTTCCTGTAGTATTTAGATTTAGTGTAGCATTACCAATAGCTACGTTGGAGGTGCCTGTAATGTTATTAGTTAGAGTACCATAACCTACTGCGGTGTTGTTTGATGCTGTAGTGTTATTTGCCAAGGCATATCTACCAACAGCAGTATTAGCACCTCCAGACGTATTATCTTCTAAAGCTGCAACTCCAACAGCTGTATTATCAGCTGCAGTATTAACACCTAACGCAGAAGCACCAATAGCCACGTTTGCATTGGATGAAACGTTTGAATCTAACGCATGATAACCAATAGCAGTATTGTATGAACCTGAGTTATTAGCACCCATAGAATTTTCTCCCATCGAGGTGTTAAAACTACCACTTACGTTTGAATCTAAAACATAACTACCTACTGCTGTATTACCTTGTCCAGTTGTGTTTGATGTAAGTGCATTAAATCCTACAGCAGTTTGAGCACTGGTAGTTGAATTATTTGCTAGAGTACCATAACCAAGAGCCGTATTAGAATTTCCGCTTGTGTTTGTTGTTAAGGAGTTATAACCTAAAGCAACATTATTTCCACCAGTCACAGCAGCATCTAAAGCTGTTTCTCCAACAACAGTGTTACCACTAACAGAGTTTGCACCTTTACCTACAGTTATAGAATTTATTGTAAAATCTTCATTATTAGATATTTTAGCTGCTGTTACATTATCATCTGCAATCTTAGCTGTTGTTACGGCATTAGCAGCAATCGTTAAAGATGTAGCTCCTGTAACATCTCCTGTGTGAGTAGCGTTAGTTACTTTAGCTGTGTTAGCTGCTATTTCTGTATTTATAGAGTTAGCAAGTTTAGCTGCGGTAACAGCATCATCTACAATCTTAACTGTTGTTACTGCATCATTAGCTAAACCTGTAGAACCTACAGTGCTCCAAGAAGCAGCTGAACTAGCTCCAGCACTTGTTAATACTTGACCTGATGTACCATAGTTAGCACCACCAAGACCAATTTGACCATCTTCGTTGATTCTAAACTTTTCGTTACCATCTAGGTTGACAACAGCACGTGATGTAGAGTTGTCATCAAATATGTCTACATTAGAGTTACCTTCTATAATTCTATCACTAGCTACTGTAGCTGATTGTTCTATAATAAATATGCTAGAACCGTTAGTAGGTGCT